TATATTAGTTAAAAAATTAACCATTGGTAAATCAGTTATTTTAAAATTCTTAAGAGCATCCAAGTCAAATTGTCCAAGATCTACATCACCACCCTGAAAAGAATAATATCCACCTCCTCCACCACCTTGACCTTTTGGTCTTCCTGGAAAAGCAGGAGTATAGGGTTGTGTAAACTGAGGATTAGTTGGTACATAAGGTTGTGGTGTATATCCTAAATAACTCGATGTATCTCCAGGTGCTATTGGGTTAAACACTTGTGGAGTATAAGTCTGCATAGTATTACCCATTTGAAAATAAGGCGTAGTTGTAGTAACACCAGTCAAATAATTAGGACTACCAAAATTTAAATTCTGAATCCTGCTTTGTAGATTTCCAACTTGTGGGTTTGTATAAGTAACCATTATCTATATCCTTCTCTTATTCCTTCAACATCTATACCTTGTGCGTCATTCCAAGTTGTAGATGCTGCTATTTGCATATTAAATTTAAAATATCTTGCACTCTTATGGAATGGTATTGTTCCTGATGCGTGCATAGTTGCAACTGGTGATGTTGTTGATTGTGCATCTCCAACCCTGTTTCTAAATGTAAGTGAGCCAGTTGCTGATGTCGTATCTGTTATGGGTCTTACATGAGTCACTAAAGATCTATGTTGTGGAAATAGTTCTGTTTCTGCTGTACCTATTTCACACGCTAAGTTATCTCCTTCAAATGTTCCAAACTTATGTGATGTATCAAATACACCAAACGATCTTAATCCTCCAACAAATATATCACTATCAAGTGGTACATTGATTGCATCTAAGTTATTTGAGCCTGATGATGGATAATTATCTAAATCATCTACAGAATAGCCAGGTGAAATGTAGTTAAATATCATTTCATGTGATAGTTCTACAATAGACCATCTAGATGTTTCATAGTTATAAACTATAATCTTATCTGTTACTCCACTAGCTGTAGATGGATATGACCAACATACTAATTTATTTTTATAATCAACAGCTGCTTTAACTCTTTCTCTATGTGCAAATCGTAAATCATCTTTAAAGAAACGATCTACTTTACCATTACCAATAGGTTTAGATGAGTTACCATCTGTTACTCTAAAACCATCTTCAGATAAAAAATATACAAGGTTACCAACTTTGATAACTGTTTTACCTTGTACAGCTCCTATGTTATCTTCTATTCTTCTAAAAGAAAATACTACGTTACCACCACGATAATCCATTCGTGTAATTCTATTCTCTTGAAATATTAATCCATACTGTCCGCCAGTTACTCCAGTAACAACTCCACCCTCTGGTAGATCTTCTGAGTCAGCTTGATTGATTCCAGAAGTCCATGATGTAGCACTATTAATTGATGACCATTGTACTCTATTACGAGCAGTAGATTGAAAACCAGTTACTACAAAATTATTTACAACAGCTGCGTGTCTAAATGATGGAGGTGATCCACCTAATGCAGCAAAGTCTGTGGATGTATCTAGTGACCATGCTTGAGGTGCATCTACACCATTAAAAGCTATGACTGTTTCTCCAAACTTAACAAAATCCCAATAACCATTATCAGCAGTATTGAATGTAGTGCCACCACTTTCATCGACTACTGAGTTTGCAAGTATTCTATATAGTTTACTAGAATCACCAGCAAAAATACTGACATTACCACCATCAGATGTAAATGATGAAGCTCCCTGACATCTATTATCTAATGCATTTGCTGTAGCTGTAGTTATATTTTTCCAAGGTCTATAACTATTTACAGCAGGATAAACATTCTTAGCCTGTGTTGCTCCTGGGTTTAAATGATCTGGTAGATCAGGTAACCATTCTCCAAAAGGTACTTGCATTAGTTAACATTATCATGATTGTTGATATTAATACCAGAATGTTGAATTAAAGGTGACCCATTATATTTATCACCGTCATCTTTTAATTTAATCTGATTAATACCTTCAACAAACAAGCCTTTCCATTGTTCTACTGTTTGAGGGTCTATACCTCTAATAAAATTACTAGCATGATATAAACTACCGTAAAGATATACAGCAGGATGATTAGTTAAAATATAGTTAGTAGCTGTAGAACCATCAAGGCTATCAAACGCTTTATAATAAACTAGTGTAGCTGTGTATGATGTATCTGGTGCTGGTGCAAATCTAAAATTAGATCCTTCAATACTATATGTTCTAGGTGTTCCTGATTGTGAGCTACCTCTTGTATGAAACTGATGATATGGTGTTACAAACTGTAATGTTTCTTTGCCACTATTATTAACAAAAAAACTTCGTACACCTAAAAATCCTGTAGGTAAAGTTTCTTGCTCAGAATCAATTGTAAATGATACAGATGTTTCCATAGCTCTAATTCTTAGTTCTCTATTAAACTCTGCTTCAGTTAAGTCTATAAAATCATCTATCTCAGAAGTTAAATCATCTCTAGCTAAAAAGTTAGCAATAGCTGTTTTTAAATTTGTATATGTATCTAATGCCATTATAAATTTTTACTTCCTGTCTTAAAGTTTTGAAATTCGTTACTATTGATCATTCCTTTAATTAATGATTTTTGTTGATCAAGATCTAACTTAAACCAATTAGAATGTCCATGTAACTCTTTAGTTTTTATTTGTAATGCGATTAAAGGTATCTGTGCAATTCTTTGCATATCACCTCTTTGAGCTTCAGGTATATGATTACGAAACATTTTGTTTTGTTTCATAATAGGATTAGTATCTTGTCTACTTCTAACAACTAATTTACGAGTTCCTCTATCAATATGTATCTCTTGATTTTTGTCGTATATATTTGTCATACAACAACAACTGTACCAGTAACAGTAACTGTAGCTGCAAATGTAATTGGTCCAGCAAATACAGCACTAGTTATTATTTGATCTTTATTAATCTCGGTATCGTGTTCATGTATAGTTTCACCTGCTGGTGCATCACCTATATATTGAATGCCTCCAATTGAAGTTATTGTTGCCATGTTATCTCCTATGAACTAATTGTATCGACTAATGATACCCATACATCAATACTACTTGCTGTACCAGCTTGTCCTTTTAAAACATCTCCGCTTTGTAAAACAAATTTAGCTCCACCTTGCACTAGCTCTACTGAACTAGCAGGGGGTATAGATAAATCTTTTACAAGGTATCTTGTTGTAGAACCACCTTCTGATATCCAAACACTTACTGTAACAGTAGTTGTTAAAATATTAGCAAGTCTTAGTCCAACAACTGCATCATCACTGTTTGATGTATATATTGTGGTTGCAGAGTTTGTTATCTGCGCTCCGTTGGATTCGAAATCTTGAGCCATGTTTTCTCCTATAATGCGATTGCCATCGCCACTGCCAGACCTGCTGTAGCTTTAGCATCTAATTGTGTTTGTATTGCT